GGTCAAGCGTTATCTCCGACAGGGAGGTGGGTACAATTACCTTTAGTTCCATTATTAAAATAACCTTTTAGTTTTAGCGTATGGCATACCTGCCAAAGTTAGGTCTGCTCAACTTGTTATACGTTGCATAGCGAAGTGCATCAATGGCGTGGTTGAAGGCATCTATCGGTTTGTTTAGCAGGTTGCCGTTCTTGTCTTCAACCCATTTGTAGTTCTGAAGTTCCTTGATTAGGTTGCTGCTACGTGGTGTTACGAATAGCTTGTGCCGCTTCAACACGTCAATGCCCACTATGATGCTATCTGAACCTTTCTGCGTGGGTTTCACATTCCATCCCATACGATGCAGCTCCTCGATACTTTTAGGTTCGGCAGAGTCAGCGAATACTTCAGTACGTCTGTCAAGGCCAAGTGATGCAAGAACATTACCGATATCGGGATTTGTCATACCCGTTCTGTAGATCAGCTCATCCACATAAAGATTGTCTCCTGACTTATAAACTGCAACAAGAGCCGTAGGATCATTAGTGTAACCAAAGTCCATCCCGTAGCATAAGAGCACTGCCTCCGCGGGTATCTCTGCTTGGCCGTATTGAAAGATAGTAGCTCTGCTCATCCCACGTTCTCCGAGTCCGTAGATCCGCCAGTAGTCATTGTCCGTATGTTGCAGCCTCTCTATCTCCTCAACAATACTTGCATCCAAGAACGGATTGTCGAGGTAGGTTGACTGGATGTAGGTAACGTCATCACGAGTCAGCAGCTTATCGTAAATCCAATGGAATGCATCAGAGGGGTTGTAGTCAACCCATATCTTACCTGTGGTACGAATCAAGAGCTGAAAGAAGTCCTCCCACGTTAACTCGTTTGCTTCGTTGCAGAATAGGTAGTCACGTCTTGCTCCCCGTTTCTTCTGCGGTTGGTCAAGGCTGATGAACTCAAATAGGTTGCCATTCAGCTCGTAGGTGTAGTCGCTCTTGTTATGCCGTGCCTCATCGTACAGTCCATTGGCATTTAGTATCTCAAAGAAGTCACGATAGGCCGTCATCTTCAGAGACGGTAAAGACTTACGCACGATTGAATACACCTTTCCGCGATCCTCCATCGCCATCACGATGAGCATCTGCAAAAGCGAGTAGGTCTTACCCGATCTGCTACCGCCTTGATTAACTACTATCCGAGTTTTAGCGTTGTAGTTCTTCTCAAAGAGTTCGCTACTCTTGATGTTTAGCTCGGACAATCTCTACCTTGATTTTCGTTAGCTCATCCGATACCTCGTGTGAGTTTTCTACCCTTGCGAGTTTGGGAGTTGTGTACTCTGCCATCTTGTTCAAGAGGTCAAGTGCGCCCTTCGGGTCATCAGCAGCAACTTGAGTGAGCCATAGGGTCATATTCTCAAGGTTGGCTTCGATGAGGGTTTGGAATGCCTCTCTGATTTTGTTGGTGGTCTTGTTTGGTGTTCCGCTTGGCCTTCCTGTGTTGCCTGCTATGAACCTGCCTTTGTCATCTTTCATATCCGTTCAATTCCGTTATTTTCGGTTGTATCTAAATAACCCTTTTTGATAGGTGGTGATTGTGTGTTGCTTGAAGTCGCTCCTTAAATTCTTTGATGTCACCATAGGCAACGTGGCAATTACGGCATAGAGCCATCAAGTTTTCTATTTGATCAGCAAGTTTACTTCCACCCATCCCACGAGATTCGATGTGGTGGATGTCTACGGCTTGGCCTTGACATACCTCGCAGGGGATGAAGTCAGTTGTGGAGTAGCCCATCCCTTTGAGATAGACCTTTGTATGGTTCTTCACTTTCTATAAATCCAACAGTCGTCAATAAACGTAGCGTGTGGCAGCAGCTCATCAACGGCTTGGATTACTCCCTTCCAATGTTCGTGGTAGTCATCTCCTGCGATGAAGCCTCCCTTCTTTACTTTGGGTAGCCAAAGCTTGATGTCCTCCTTTACCGCCTCATAGGTATGGGTTAGGTCTATGAATACCACATCAAGGGATTCCTTGAGAAACATTTTTGCTGCTACTTTAGATGTTCCTTTGATTACATTGTACTTACGCTCACCCATATTCTCTAAGAACAGGTCGTAGATGTCTACCTCCGTTGCGAGTTTGTGGGTGGTGGTGAGTTCGTTAGGTGAGCCTTTCCAAGTATCAATGATTGTGATGTTTTGGGATGTTGCTTTGTCGCATAGGTAGGCTGATGACTTACCGAGCCAAGCACCCAACTCTACGAAGGTGCCGTCTTTTGGCATATTGGCAAGTAGGTAGTCGTATGCTGCTTGGTGGTTGAACCACCCTTCTATGTCTTTTGAAGCTTTCATCGTAAGGCGTTATAATAGCAAAGGTACTGCTCTACGCAGATAAGTGTTCCTTGTTCGCATGCTGCTTGGGCAAAGGTGCCATCTGCCTCATACGTCATTTCAAAGCGTAGGTTGGGCAGGTCGTATGGCTTGAACATATAGCAGGCGGTATCTATGTTGCCGACTCGGGGTTGGTCGGTAGGGCGGAGCCTGCCTATCTGCCCCCACGTTACGATTGAGCAGTCAAGTCCGTTTAGGTTGTTCCACTCCTCAAGGAACTTTGGGTGCAGGATATTGTCATCATCAAGGTAGTAAACCCAATCCTCTTTAGTAAAGGAATCAGCATACAAGTCAAGGAACTCATTGCGTAGTGGGTTGCCCATATCCCCCGTGCGTGTAGAGTAGTGTGTGATTGATGCGCTTGTTGCTCCCTTGTAGTTGGTAGAGGCATCCATCATCACTATCCACGTTGCATAGGCAGGGATATGTTGTTTTAGCCTCACGAGGTTATGAGGGCGTGAGCAGGGAGTGACTATGTAAAGCATCGTAGTTCGTTTATCTTGTCCATTGTGAAGTCCTGCACATACTCATATAACGATTCTGTTAGGTCAGCAACTTGGTTGGGGTTTTCTTTAAGTCTTTTGATTGCTCCTGCCCATTCGCTTGGGTGCTTGATGGCAATGCAGTTATCCTTCGTGATATATGGTGAATAGGGTTGTGTGTTGCTCACTATTAGAGCGCACTTGCTGAACCCTGCCTCAAGCATCTTTAGGTGCGACTTGCACTTGGCAAACTCGGAAGTGCTTAACGGCACGAGGCTTACATCAAAGAACTCGTAGAGCTTGTGGTAGTGTGTTGGTGGCATAGTGGGCAGCCTATGGCTTGCCTTCATAATGTCTGGGTAACCATCTACCTCTGCCACATAGCTTTGATAGCCCTCAAGGTTGATCGTGGACTCCTTTACGTCTGCTGCGTGGTGATTGCCTCCGATATACCCAAAGCGTACTTCTTCGCTTGGCTTTCTCTCTACCTGCCACGTTGCTACGCTGATGGCATTGGGGATGATTCGGATGTTGGTGTTGTACTTCTTCACCTTTGAGGCAAGGTGCTTGTTTGTCACCCATACCTCATCAGCAGCTTTCATAGAGCGCACGATACGAGTTCTCATCTGCTCAACGTACAAGCCTTGCAGGGGATGCGTTGGGGGCAGCACCCACCAATCATCGTTATCAACGATTAGCTTGATGCCTTCCTTACGGCAGAGCTTTACGAAGTCATCAAACGGCTCAACAGGGAATGCACGACTTGCAAAGATGTGCGTAACCTTCGGCCACATCTCGGGGTCAATGTCGGTAATCTTCTCAATAAAAAAGACATCTACATCCTTGTGGCATATCAAGGGTGCAAATGTCCTGTGGTGCGATACACCTGAATTCTGCTTGTGGAAGGCAAGCACAAAGGGTCTAATCATAAATTAGCCTCTTGGTCTTTGAACCATTGCGCCATCGCTTTGCGGTCTAAATACTTTACCCACATCCGAGCAGCTACTGCTCTGCGTTGGGGCTTGAAGGGGTAGGTGCTACGGAGCTGCGCCATAGCAATCCTCATAAACTGATCTTGCATTTTATTTGGTGTTAAAGGTTTTTTATTCCTTTTCAATTTCAAAATATTCATAATATTCCTTAACCTCTTTTTTGGTTAATGCCTTTACCCAATCTTTACTTGCGTACAAAGGCATTGATTTTCTACCGTGAGGTTCTACTACAATTTCATCTATGTCGCATTGTGATTGCAATTCTACATCAGATATTGATGCAAGAACCCATACCAATGTTTGATTTTTAATTTCGTCAGTAATTTTCATTTCTCGTTGGTTTTGTATTCTTTATCAAAAGAACTTTCAATCTCACGGGTGGTCAAGTCTCCGTACTTGAAAGCGAAGTCAATCATCTGCTCCTTCTCAATTCTTTTTGCTTCTCTAATATCAAGTGGTGTGATTGTACCCTGCATCTCCCACATATTAACAAGCCATTCTACTGCTGTCTGTTTCATTTCTCGTTGGTTTTAAAGATTTCTTTTAATTGGTTGTATGTTGATTGTGAGGCTTCACCCCAATAGTATTCACATTGCCCGTTCTTGATAGGTACGCCAAAGAAAAACGATTGATACATTCCCGTTGGGGCGGTAAAGCGGTAGCAGGTTTCTTTGAGGGCGCAGCCCTCGCCTGTGCATTTGGTGATGTCGGTCATAACGTGCCTACAACTGTGTACGAATCCAAGTCCTCACCTAAGATAAAAAACTTCTTGTAGGTCTCGATCGCTTCTAAAGTCTTACGCTCACCCTGTGCCACGAACTCAGGGCTAACTCCATAAATACCTATGTCCAAACTTCCTTTGTCAATAGCGATAAAAAAGAACTTGTCAATCGGCACTCCGAATAATCGGGTGTAGATGAACGCTTGTACGTCGTAACCATATTTTTGAGCT